GTCAGGCCCGTCCCGCTGATGATCCACTCGGTCGAGGTAACCTTGATCGCCGTCGCAACGCCGTTCGCCGCGAGAGTCCGCGACCCGGTCGTCCCGGCGCCGGCCAGCCGCATCGTGTCGCTGGTGATCGCGATGGTCAGCGCACCGGCGGCGTTCTGGTTCACGATCGTGATGCAGGTCCGGACCGGAAAGGCCACGGAGGCGTTCGCCGGGATCGTGACCGTGCGACCCGTCGTGTCCGCACTGGGATGGATCAGGATCGACCCGATGTCCGTCAAGGCGAGGCTGGTGTCCGCAGAAAAATCCCGACCGGGTGCTACACCAAGCAGCACCTCCATCTGGATTTTTTCGTCCTGATACGTTCCGCCGCCCTGATCGGACGCAGCGTAAAGCAGCGCGCCAGCCTCGGGCGCCGCCAGTCGATCTGCGATATCGTCAAGAAGAGCCATGTTCCGCTCCGTCAGCCCGCGTAGGTAACTGTATCACCAAGGTAGGTCAGTGCCGCCCCGGCGAATGTAACAGCGATGGAAGTTGCGTAAAGTTCCAGACTCCCACCGGCATATAGATCAAGTCTCCCGCCTGCGTAAAGATCCAAGAACTCCCCGATAACTTCTGGCCCGATCGGCCCGACCGTATTGGAGTCTTTTGATGCACCAGAGCCCGCAGCATTCGACGCTACAACACGCGCGTAGATTAGTGCACCTTCGTCGTCTGCCACTAGAAGGTAAGTGGAAGACGTAGCTCCACCGATCGGTACACCGTCCCGGTACCAGGTGTACGCGTAACTGGTCGGGGAGTTAGTCCAGTTACCGTTTGTCGTGGTCAGAGTTTCTCCGACATTGGTGGTCCCAGACACAGCCGGGGCCAATGAGTTGACCGGCACAGCGCCCCCGGCGCTAGGGCGGCGCAGCCGCCAGAGTCCGAGACTAAGCCCAAGCATCAGAAGAGCGCCACGATAGCGGTTGCAGTTGTCGCCGCCCGCACCTGCTTACAGCAGACCGGAAGGAACGACCCCGCGGGGACAGACGTGAACACACAGGTTGTTCCATCCTGATTCTGGATGGTAACGTTCCCGGTGCCACCTACATACAGCCCGCGCGCGATTCCGTCAGCCAGATCTGAATCGGCCGGGGTAATCGCCACTGACTTAGCCGCCGGCGAAGCAAGCCCAGGCGGAAAATTCCAATCGCGAGGATAGCTCATTGCTTAGGTCCCATAACCGGAGCCTTAGGATCGGGCAGCTTCGGGTACAGCGGCTCCGGCTTCCCGGGTGCAATCGACCGCATCAGCTTCTTCTCCTCGTACTTCGAGAAGAGTCTCTTTGCTTCGTCGTCGATCGGTTCCATCTCGGAAGTCGGAGACAGCGGCTCACCCTTCGCGTCCCGGAACTGAACAGCACAGCCGTCCCCGATCTCGGCGCCCTCAGGCAACAGCCGGTCGTCGATATAATGCGGGGACAAGAGCTTGAACTTCATCACATCCTCCATGAAGAGGAGGGGGCACAAGGCCCCCTCACAATTAGTTGGCGATGACAATACCCGGCGGATACGCACGCTCGCGCTGGTTGTCCAGAACCAGCATCGCCGACAACTGGCCGTCCGTGAACGGACCAGTCGCGACAACGTAGTTCAGGCGGAGATAGCGCGGGAGCGCCTGCCCCGGAGCGATCGAGGGCAGGTGGATCGGGAACACGTTCGCGCCCTGGACCAGCGAGGCCTTGCCGATTGCAGCAGACTCCGCCATGACCGTGTACGACGAGTTGTCGGTCGAACCCTGCACCTGGATCTGGAGCGTCGTGGCGCCAGCCGACAGGAAGGTCTCAGTCACAATGACCGCGAGCTTCATAGCCGGATCGTCACCCACACCGAGATCGCGAGCGTTCACCATATCGATGACGTTCGTCGAGGTCGCGGTCGACGTAAGTCCGAGGTTCGAGTCGAACTGGAGATAGCCGTCAATGATCATGATTACACCACCCGAGCTTCGGTGTTGAGGATGGCGTCACAGGTGCGGATCGGCACACCACGGAACATCGTGATGACCTTGCCGTCGAACTGGTCCTGCGTCAGCCAGACGTTGGTCTTGTTCATCGCCTGGATGTCGAGGTACGTCCGAATGACGCGGTTGCAGTAGAACGCCGCCCGGCCCATAGCTCCGACAATCGTCGGGGCGTCCGATCGAGTCACCGCCGAGTACGACGGGGCACCAGTCGGGAGACGGTGAAGCGCGCGGACCATGAGGGTCAGCAGGTTCGGCGGGGTGGCATCATCGAGCGTGGTGACGTCGATGTTGCAGATGCGGACGACATAACGCCAATCGCGCACCGTCATGCCCAGCTCCCACTTGAAGTGTTCGCGGTAGGCCTGATACGTGTTGCCGTTGGCGTCCTGCACGGGCCACTCGCCCATGTCGCGGTGCTGAAGACCGGTGATCTTGCCCTTCGGGAAAATCCCGTGGCAGGTATCCGCGCCCCACACCACCAGCCAGATGCTGGTGTTCGTGGAACCCGTGCCGCCCGCGTCGATCACGTTCGCCGCCGACTGAGCCGTCGCCGTCGAGACCGTGTTGAAGCGAGGCGCAAGGCCCATGAACCGCTCGGGGTAGACGGCGGTGTTGCCGTAGATGACCGTGCTGGCCATCTGCTGCATCATGCCCTCGATGAACGCCTTCGACTCAGACATACGGAACGCGGCGGTGTTGCCGTTGAGGTCCGCGATATCCTTGTCGATAACCGCGTAGACTTCGAGATTCCCGCAGGAATCAACGATCTGCGCCGTGGTCGACTTAGCGTTCGGGACGCCATAGTTGAGCAGACGCCAGGTGGCCGACGGGATACCCGTGCGGACCGTGGTCTTATGGCCGGTCGGGAGGTTGCCCTCCACCACCAGCATGTCGTCCAGAATCTCGTTGGTCTGAGACAGCAACTCAATGATCGAAGCGATCTTGTAGTTGTCGTCCAGCCGCTTAGCCCAGTCCATATAGGTCAGGGCGGTGCCGCCAAGAACTGCCATAGTTTAGTACCCTTTCGGGAGGTTGGGATACATTGCTTCTGCCACCGTAGCCGGCTTGGGCGATGCAGTCGGAGCGCCAGATACAGGACCACCCTCACTCAGGGCTTCCGCGATCTTCAGCATCGTCTTGAACACCGCCGGATGATTGCCGGCTCCAGTCAGATTGAGCGCGGCTTTGAAGCCCGGATCAACGAACGCAGGGTTAGAAAGGAACGCGCCGATCTTCCCCAGGTTCGCGTCGAACTTCTCGCCGCCAACTTCCTTGTCAGACTTGATCGAGTCGACCCACTCGTTGTTCAACTTCTCGTAGGTCGAATACGCCTCCGACTGCACCTTCTGCAGTTCAGCTGCGTACATCCCGACCAAGTCCTGCACAGCCTCTTTCGGAAGGCCGTATTTCGTCACCGTCTCCTGGAGCTTCGCACCCGTCTCCTCGGGAATAGTGAAGTTCTCAGGAAGCGCAAGCTCCTTGATATCGAAGGTAGGCTTGGCCTCCTCTACCTTCGCGGGCTCAGCTTCGCCCTCAGCCTTGGCCGGTTCCTGCCCCAGGATCGAACCAACGCCTTCAGGCGCCGGAGTCTGCGAGTCCGGGCTCGATGGCGGTGCCGTCTCCGGGGTCGGCGAATTCGCTGCCGGGCTCCCCTCCAGCGGCGCGCTTCTGAGCATTTTCTCGAACAGCGTCAACATGGTCTAGCTCCTGTTGTTCCCTGAGCATCTTCACGTAATCGTCAGGGCACAGCCTCATTAGATCCGCGGTCAGTTGGAGCGAGACATTCCTCGCCCCTTCGTTGAAGGCCATCTCCAGCGCCGACTTCGAGAACGACGACTGGTACATCTGGCACCGGGCGAGGAGATCGTACATCCACGCCCGGGTAGCCTCGTGCGACATTATTGCGATGATCGCCGAGTCGAGTCGCTTTTGTCGCTGACGCGCTGAAAGCCGGCGACGTTCGACGACATTTGCATCCCCTGCACCGTCAGTGTTGCCTGACATAGATGACCTACCTCGTTCGACAAATCAGCGTCACACCAGACTCCGAAACCCGCCTTTCGGGCTTCTTCGCAGAAGATGATGTCCTCGCCGCCTATCGTCATCTCACCATTGTAAGCACGGATGTCGTTCTTGAACCAGGGTTTTTCGATTTTGTCGAACACGGACATCTGTACGAGCATGACGCCAGTTGGCAAGAGGTCCATCTTGACGAGTCCCTCAAGTGGCTCTTCCGTGACCTCTCGCCCTTCAACCCGGCCCATCAACTCGAACGGCTCGTTCCGACGCCGGTAGATGCAGCCGACGATCGGCACGTTATGCGCGGCCAGCCGGTCGATCGTGTCCAGCGGGAAGATCATGTCTGAGTCCAGCATCAGCAGATGCGTGGCCCCGATCGACTTCGCGCCGTAGACAAGATTGTTCCGGGCCTTCGCCGCGGAGATACTTGCCTGGCCCTTGATCAACGCTAGCTGCTTGAACGCCTTCTGCCGCATAGTGATGCCTGCGAGGGCGAACGCGAAGTCGGCGTGCACTCTGTCCGTGCACGGGACGCCGATCGCGAGCCTCATTGCAGCATCATCGACAGGGCATTCTGCCCGCCGCCCACATCCGTTTCGGAGAGGAGCTTCGCCCCTTCCACAGCACCGCCTGCCATCTGCATCCCTTCCTGTGCCTGCTTCTGCGCATTGCGTTGCTCGCGCATAGAGGCCACCTGTTCGCGGTCCCTTACGATCTTCGGGTTCACTCGGAGAAGGGACCCATACTCCGAGACGAATTCGTCGAGGTCGATGTTGTCGATCACATCCGGCTGAATGCCCGCCATATTCCCAACGGTAGCCACAAGTCGCTCCATACCCGATGTGGAGGCAATCCGTTGCGCCTCCGCGAGCATCGAGATGTATGTGATCTCGATCGGCATGTTAGCGATCTCTTGCGGAGCCGGCGGGAGCAGCCCGCCTCGCGACATGATGTTGAAGGTGCGGGTGATGGCCGGGGACAGAAGTTCAGACTCAAGACGTTCCAGAACCGGGCCCAGCATCACCAGCTTCTCTTCGCGCCGGGCGTCGATCTCAGTCGCCGACCGAACCGTATCCAGCTGCGAAATCATCAAGAACAGGTCGTTGAAGAAAACGGTCTTGACGCGCTCCTGGACTTCCTTGATGTCCAGCATCAGCTCTTGGAACGGCGGGTTGATCTGAAAAACTGGTTTAAACCCGGCGTTGTTAGTCCCGGCGACGTAGGTGATGCCGCCCGGGAGAAGCGAGGCCGGCTGGTTCTTCAGCTGGACGTCCGCTACCATCGGCGGGTTGACCATCTTGTCGAGCGCCTGCGCCTTCCGCTTCTGCTCCTGCTGGAGCTGCTTGATATCCGGAAGCGCGTCCATCCCAGGCCCGCGACCGTAAGCGTCGTTCCCGACTGTATCCCACCGCGGGGCATTCACCGGGAACTCAAAAAATCCCTTAGCGAGGAGCGGCTTGTTCGTGTGGCCGACGACCCAATAGTATTCCCGGTACGGGAACCGCTTCGAGACCAGGCTCTCGCCCGTGTTCGGCTCAACGCAGTGCCGGACCTTGAACTCCGTCTGCGAGTTCCCGGGCTGATCGAGCAGGGCCTGGAGTGCCTCTGGCATTGCGGCTTTGCCGAACCGCTGCGCCATCTGCGTGATGTTCATAGTGAACTCACGGTAGAAGTGCTCGACCTCAAGCCTGTCGTTGTTACCGAGGTAGAACTCTCCGAGGCACGGGTTGTAACAGTGGATGACGTTTTCCCGGTCCTCGTAGATGATTTGGGCCGCGGTCCCGAATACGGTCAGGTCGAAGTACATGACCGCGAGAGACTGGTAGAAGTTTGACTCCGCGAACACCTTCATCATCCGCGACTCGACTTCATTGAGCCAGAGGGAGACGGGGTTGGAGGTGTCGCCGGCGTTGAACCCGGACAAGCGCAGCTTGAACCATGGCCGGGAGGGGCTGGTGATACCTGCCATGAGTCCAGCTGCGCAAGTCCGGGCCGCGATGGTCCCAGTCGAATCAATGATGTTTTGATTCAGCTGGGCACCGCGATTCGCTTGGTTCGGAGTCACAAGCCACTGATACCGGCGCGGGAGGATGAACTCCGCCAGTTCGCGCCAATGGACCCACCACGAGTAGCGGGTCTGATAGAGCGCTGCGAACTTCTGGTCCGCGTCGGTCAGGGCTTTCATGTCACTGTCCCAAGAGCGTCTTGCGTGCAGTCTTGGCCTCGGTCAGCAGTCCCTGCGGGGAGGTTGCAATCCCCTGCGAAGCCGCGGTAGTCGAGGCCTGCTGCCGGATACGATTGCCCGCCTGGATCGCGGAAGAATCAGCTGTCGTCGGCGGCGCTGCCGGAGGAGGCAACGGATCCGGCGGGGCCATGTATTTCTGCTTCGGCGTCATGAATCCCATGATCAGCTCCTTACGAGTTCGGGATGACCAACGCGGTCCAGTCGGTGCCGGAAACGTGGCCGGTGCCTGTCGTCAGGCGCACCCAGCCCGCGGTCGTTTTGCCGCCTGCGAGGGTGACGTTGCCGTTCTTCACCACCTGATTCTGGAGGTACGTCCCAGAGGTCGGCATGACATTTGACCGCTCAATGCAGACATTCTTGAGCTGGCCGAAGGTCGCAGACGTCGGGTCGCAGTCGGCGATGATGAACTTGAAGTCCTCTGCCGGGTTCGGGACGTTGCCGATGCCTTTGTTGCTGGCGCTGGCGCCGAGCGCGACTGGGTCGCAGATGCAGGTGTTGTTGTTCCACTTGTTCGTGGTGAAATCTGAACCGGCATGAACGCGCGCAACGTTCTGGATGACGTTGTCTTCGACGCGGCCACCCGAATTTCCGCCCACATCAATAGCGGTCGGCGTTGTGTTGCCGCTGTCGTAGGTGCCGTCCGTGTTCGAGTTGCCGGCCTGGCGGTAGAAGTCGCCGTTGAGCTGGTTCCCGTGGACGATGAAGTCCGTGCGGCGCGAGGTGGCGCCGTTGATCTGGACCAGCCGCCCGACGCAATCGAAGACAGTGTTGTGGGAGATCTGAGCCGCCCACGAGGAGGGGTTCAGTGATGCCGGCGGGATCAGGACGATGGCGTCGGTAGTGTGTGAGACGATGTTGCGGTCAATCAGAACGCGCATTCCACCTTTGATGCTGATACCGGCGCTCCACCTGAGCCCCGCGTTAGTGATGGCCGGATTGTAGGGGTGGCTGTCCAGCTTCCCGCCGACGCCGTAACCCCAGTCCGAATAGTTCGTGACAGTCGGGAGGGTCCGGCCGATGATGTTTCCACTGACGATGATGTCGGAGATCGGCGGCAGGGCGTCAGCGGCGTCGGAACCATCCGAGTTAAGGTAATCCCACGGGAACTG